GCTGTCGCTGGTGATTCGACTACTGCCCGTGTGACTGCTTCTTTGGGTGCGTATATCAAGACGAACACAGACAAGCAGACCAATGGTACTGATCCATCTTATACAACGCTGCCAAACAGCGCCCGTACAGATGGCACAGTTCGCACATTCACTGAAACCATTTTGAAAAATGTGATTCAGAAAGTGTGGACACAAGGTGGTACACCTAAGATTTTGATGTGCGGTCCTGTTAACAAGCAGCGCGTGTCAGGTTTCTCTGGTATTGCCTCAAGCCGTTTCAACATTGATGGTGGTGCAAAGCCTGCCACATTGGTCGGGGCCGTTGACATTTATGTCAGCGATTTCGGAAACGTGCAAGTTATTGCGAACAGATTCCAACGTGAGCGTGATGCATGGGTGATCGATCCTGATTACGCCAAGATGGTTATGTTGCGCCCTTATCAGCAAGTTGAATTGGCCAAGACTGGCGATGCTGAAAAGCGTATGCTGATCGTGGAATGGGGTCACAAGGTGACTTCTGAGCTGGCCCATGGTTTGGCCGCTGACTTGATCACTTCTTAATCGAAGGTAAACGGAAAGGGCCAGGGAAACTTGGCCCTTTTTTTAACATGATTCACAAAAAACTATTTAGCGAAAACAAAGATCAAGGCATCAAACGAATCTGGCATGAAAACCCAGAGACTGGCGATGTAACGATTGAGACCCAACAAGATGTCACAGCGGTGATTGAGGCCAACAAGGCCATCTATAACGCTGTGGATGAGAAAGCCAACTGGACTGGTGAGTGGCACTTGGTGGCATCCATCCCCGAATCCCTTTTTTACAAGATGAAGGCCGAGGGCAAGATTGATGACCAGGAGTACATGAAACGCTGGCTCAACGACTCCGACAATAAATTTTTTAGAACTCGCCCTGGACAAGTATGAATTACATTGCAGTCTGCACACCGGCCCGTGATCAGGTCCACACAAATTACACATATTGCATGGTGAACATGGTGGCCTATCACACACTCAACACGACAGACGCTATCAGTCTGAAATTGATGCAAGGCACGATTATCCAAAACCAAAGGGCTGACCTTTGCTTGGATGCCATGGCTGAAGGCTGCACCCACATTCTTTTCATTGACTCGGACATGACGTTTCCACAGGACATGGTCCAGCGGCTCTTAAAGCACGACAAAGAGATTGTGGCTGCCAACTGTGCCAGGCGCAGAATGCCCACCGGCCCAACTGCCCAGAACTATGACGAGAATGGCAAGCGCCAAGCGGTCTACACCATGCCAGAATCGACTGGAATCGAAGAGGTGGGAAGCATTGGCACTGGCATAATGCTGATCAAGCGCGAGGTGTTTGAGGGCATGAGCGAGCCATGGTTTGATATGCCGTGGCAGACCACACGGGGCTACATGGGAGAAGATGTGTTCTTTTGTAAGAAAGCTCAAGAGCTGGGCTACAAGGTCTACATCGACCATGATGTCTCAAAGGAAATTGGCCACATTGGCACGTTTGAATTTCGCCATGAACACACTTGGATTGTGAAAGAGGAAATGGAAAAAGAGGCCCAATAATGGCACTGACAACCTATACAGAGCTGAAGACATCCATTGGTGACTGGCTTAATCGGTCGGACCTAACCACGGCCATTCCTGACTTTATCTCTCTAGCCGAGGCGCAAATTGAAAGAACGCTGCGCACCAGGCAGATGTTGATCAGGACAACTTTGACAGTGGACTCAGAGTTTGAGTCAACGCCTGCTGACTTTTTAGAGGTCAAAGCATTTAAATTAACCAGCACAAACCCAGACACGCCTTTGTCTTTTATGACAATGGATGCCTTGGATCAGGAATCAACAAAATTTACAGCCAGCGGCAAGCCAAAGTTTTTTGGTGTGGTCGGCACTGAGTTTCGTTTTGTGCCAACACCAGATTCATCTTACACGACAGAAATTGTGTACTTTGCAAATTTGAATAAGTTATCTGCAAGTGTTGCAACCAATTTTCTTTTGACATCAAGCCCTGATGTTTATCTTTATGGCAGCCTGCTTCAGTCTGCGCCATATTTGCAAGATGATGCGAGAATTCAAGTATGGGCGACTCTTTATGAGCGCGCATTAAATGACTTGCAAGTGGCCGATGACCGAGGCTCAACCTCTGGCGGTAATTTGTTGACCCGCGCAAAAACTTTTGGTTAAGGACTAAAAATGGCAGATACCACAACGACCAACCTATTGCTGACCAAGCCAGAAGTTGGAGCAAGCTCAAACACCTGGGGAACCAAGGTCAACACAGACCTCGATTTGGTCGATGCAATTTTTGCTGCGGCAGGCACTGGCACAAGTGTTGGCCTTAATGTTGGCTCTGGCAAGACCTTGGCGGTCGCGGGTACGCTGACGGCCACAGGCACAACAAACTTGACCTCGCCAGCTGTCACAACCGGCATCACGACACCATCAACAACATTTGCCCTGGTCAACACCACAGCGACCACTGTGAACTTGGCCGGTGCAGCGACTGCTGTGAACCTTGGTGCAGCCACAGGAACAGCCACAGTCAACAATACAACCCTAGCGGCTAAAGCAATTACTGCAAGCACGACATTGGCGGTGACTGGTACATCGACACTTACTGGTGCAGTAACAGCAACGGCAGGGGTGACAGGCCCAATCACATCAAGCAATGTGGCGATTACGGGCGGCTCAATCACTGGCATTACCGATTTGGCGGTGGCCGATGGTGGCACTGGTGCGTCTACAGCTGCTGGTGCTTTGAATAACTTGTTGCCATCACAAACCTCTGCTGCCAACAAGTATCTGCAAAGCGATGGCACTAATGCAGCATGGGATGCGATTACTGTTTCCACTTCCGATATCACAGGAACTTTGGCGGTAGCAAATGGCGGCACTAACCAAACAAGCTACACCGATGGCCAGCTGCTGATTGGTAACAGCACCGGCAACACTTTGACCAAGGCATCTTTGACTGCTGGGTCTGGTGTGACCATAACGCCAGGCGCTGGGTCTATTGAAATTGCATTCACAGGCCCAGGGGCTGGCTCAGTTACAAGCACAAGCGTTGTTTCTGCCAATGGTTTTGCAGGGACTGTAGCGACTGCGACTTCCACGCCAGCTATTACTTTATCAACATCAGTTACTGGTGTTCTTAAAGGAAATGGCACAGCCATTTCAGCTGCGACTGCGGGGACAGACTACTTAGCACCACCCTCTGGCACTGCAATTCTTAAAGCCAACTCTGGTGGCGCGTTAGCAAATGCCACTGCTGGTACTGACTATGTAGCCCCCGCTACAGCAACAACTTTTACAGCTACACAAACATTCTCAGGAACATCATCAGCTACTGCCATTGTCCTAAACAATGCAACAGAGGTGGCTACAGTATCAGCAACTGCGGCTACTGGAACGATTGCTTACGACATTACCACTCAGTCTGTTTTGTATTACACAAGTAACGCAAGTGCTAACTGGACAGTTAACTTTAGAGCCTCTAGCGGTACTTCATTGAATACTTTGATGAGTACAGGTCAATCAATGACTGTGGCTTTCTTGGTGACTCAAGGTTCTACTGCTTACTACAACTCTGCTGTTCAAGTTGATGGTACTACATCAGGTGTCACAACTAGGTGGCTAGGTGGTGCGCCTACTGCGGGTAATGCTAGTGGCATTGATAGTTACCGCTACCTAATTATCAAGACAGGTAGTGCGACTTTTACAGTCTTGGCAAGCAACACACAATTTAAGGCTTAAACCATGCCATTACAAGCAACTTCTGGTGCGGCTAGTTACGATGCCTTTGGTGGTGGTGTTCCTGTTGTGCCAGCGTATATTGAGGAAGTGTTCTCCTGTTTTCTCTACACAGGTACAGGAGCATCACAAACAATCACAAATAATATTGACTTGTCTACCAAAGGTGGAATGGTTTGGATTAAATCTAGAAGTGCGGCAACAAATCACAATGTATTTAATACAACACAAGGTGCAAATAATTTATTACACCCAAATACCACTAATGCAACTGTAAATGATACTGTTTCTTTAACTGCATTTAATACAACAGGATTTACTCTTGGAACAGGAAGTCAAACAGGAAATCAAGTAAATGTTTCTGCGGCTACTTATGCCTCATGGACATTTCGCAAACAACAAAAGTTTTTTGACATTGTTACCTATACAGGAAATGGCGCAAATAACAGAGAAATTTCTCACAATCTTGGCTCAACTCCAGGATTTATTATTGTTAAAAGCACTAGCAATTCTACTGATTGGGTTACATACCATCGGTCATACACATTCCCAAATTGGATTCGTTTAAATTCTAGTGATACTGAATCAACAACTTATGGCGATGCTTGGGGTGCAGTACCAACATCAACCACATTCACAACTGGTTCTGGTGGTTTTGGCGATGTAAATTATTCAGGTCGTACATACGTTGCTTACTTATTTGCCCACAACGCAGGAGGCTTTGGTCTGACTGGTACAGACAATGTGATTACTTGTGGGGCGTTTACAAGCGATGGTTCTGGTAACGCAACTGTTTCTTTGGGTTATGAGCCTCAATGGGTGTTATACAAAAGTACCGACACCGCAAACTCATGGGCATTGTATGACAATATGCGTGGTATGCCTGTTGGGACAACGGATAGACGATTGTTAGTAAATACCGCTGGCGCTGAAGTGGGTGTTAGTTTAAATACAATTGATCCTACCGCAACAGGATTTAACATTTTTAATGAATCTACATCCGCAAACTTTATCTACATAGCCATTCGTAGAGGCCCGATGAAAGTGCCTACGAGTGGGACAAGTGTTTACAAAGGATATACTTATACAGCTACCAACGTAAATGATAGAGTTCTTACATCTGCAAGTGTTTCAAATGCGGATTTGGTATGGCAATACAACAGAACAGATGGTGGTGTTGGGGCAGTAGATAGACTCCGAGGTTTTACAACTGAATTGGGTCTTTATGATACTGGAGATGATGGTGCGGGTGCTGGATATGGAATTAAATCCATTGTAAATACTACTGTAAATTTAAATTTACTTGGTGGCGCTTATACAAGTTGGAATGCAGGTACAAATTCTTATGCAATGCAAACTTTTTCTCGATACCCATCATTTATGGATATTGTTTGCTATACAGGTACTGGAAGCAATAGAACTGTGTCGCACAATCTGACAGTTGTACCAGAACTGATTATTTGTAAGTGCAGAAGTACATCAGGGGCATGGGAAATTTATTCTTCTGTTCTTGCAAACACAGAATATCTTGTATTAAATACTACTGCCGCAAAAGCAACAGGCGCAACCCGATGGAATAGCACAACGCCAACAAGTTCTGTTTTTAGCCTTGGAACTTCCGCAAATGTTAACACTAGTGCGGCAACCTATGTGGCTTACCTATTTGCCACTTGTGCTGGTGTTTCAAAAGTTGGTTCGTACACAGGCACAGCCACTACAAAGCAAATTGATTGTGGTTTTACTTCTAGTGCAAGGTTTGTTTTAATTAAACGCACAGACTCAACTGGTGATTGGTATGTATGGGATACAGCACGAGGCATTGTTTCGGGTAATGACCCTTATATGCTTTTAAATGCCACAGTTGCAGAAACAACAAACACCGACTATGTTGACACATACAGCGCAGGGTTTGAATTAAGCTCAACTGCACCAGCCGCCATCAATGCAAGTGGTGGCACATATATCTTCTTGGCTATCGCATAAACATTTCATTGGGAACAATCATGCAAGTACGAATTCAATCAACTGGACAAGTCATGTACGAAAGTGAATTTCGTGCATACACAAAAGCCAATGGTGGCCCATCATGGGACATAACAACAACTGAAGTCTTAACGTCTTTGGGTGCTGATGTAGTCTTTGAAGGCGCACAAGCTACTGGTGGTACTGTTTACCAAT